CTGAAGCTGAAGCTAATATGATCTTGAGTCCAAGTCAAGCTGCAAAAATGACTACTTATCTTTATCGTGCTTCAAAGGATGGTCAAGAAATTAATAGTGATCGCGCTACTGAGCTGATGAAATTAGTTATATCATAAAGATAATATAAGTATTCTCTTAGTATTTTACGTGTTATACTGAACTATAAAAGTGGGTGAACCAACCGACCACTAAAAAAAGCGGAGGACTCGCAGACTCTAGCGACCTGTTAGTTATTGGTTATATTTATAATGCTAATGGGAGCTTTTCTATAAAGCCTTTTAAAGATAGTTCACAGAGAGTCGTAGCTCAATCTCTATAAAAAGAAAGCTAACTAGCTGACTGTAAAGTATTATCCAAATGACAGCGAGTATCGACAAATTAAGCATAGGAATATTTATGAATATCAACCTCGCGGAATTAACTGGCGAAAAACTATTAAAAATAGAGCGCCGAAGATCTTTAATAAAACAACTTAGTAAAAAAATGATCTTAGAATCAACTTATGAAAGAGTAGCAAAAACCATTTTTAGAATTTTAGTTATTTCTTTCATAGTTTACTTCCTTCACCATGATATAACTTATGGTCATTTTATACACCTTTACCACCCTGGATAACCCCTTTATCCATTTAATTTAAACTTTTTTTTATCTCTGTAGGTCCCACCGGGCCTACATTTCTTATCTTTATTGAGCTACTGTGTGTAATTAATGCTTGACAAGGATACAATACGTATTCTATAATGTAAGTGATTTAATAAGAAAGGGAGAAAAAATGAGAGAGTTACCAAACCTAAAGTTGTTTAATGCGATTGTTGATCGATGTGTCAATGATCTTAGTTTCTACAACGATGGTGGTATGTCTTATCGTTGTGACTTAATGACTGCTCATGATGATATTGGTCTTGACTTTAAGAAATTGCTGGCTTTCCCAGCTAATGACTTTTACCACGATATAAATGGAATAGCTGATAACGTTGATCGTTACAAAATGAAAGTCATGAATAACTTTGTTCCACGTTGTGCTTTACCGGAGGAGGTGTGATGGATGAGATATATGGAAATATGGAAGTAGTTTTTTTAGGAATACTAAATTGCTGGTTTAGAAGTCCAGCTGACATAGCTGCTTATTTTGGTTTCACTCGATCAGAGTTGATTGCTTTTGGTCGCGACGAAATGGATTACGATCTGGAAGGTTGTGATCTAGCTAGGTTTAATATTATTAAGGAGGTGTCATGAAAATTAATGCATTAATTAAAAAGATCAACAGGGAGATCCCGGAGGCGAAAGCTACACCAGGGATTGAATTTGGTGAAGAGTACAAAGATGGAATCTGGTTTCGAGGTAGTGAAGATTACGTCAAAGCGGATGGACTTTGTATTTTTGATTATTGGGCCATGGATGGACCGGATATGGTTTGTTATGTTGAGGGAGTTCATCCCAAACTAGCTAAGATCTTGGATAAAGCTGGTTGGATGTCAGAGCCATATGATAGTGGCACTTTGTTTGCTTGGAATTAAGGAGGGAGTATGAACCCACTGAAAGAAAGTTACAAAATTACAGAAACTAAGAACTTTGAGGTTGGAATAAATCTTCTAGGTTCTTATGGATATTTTGAACACAATGAGTATGGCGAGGAAATTGGCGGTGGCTTGTGGTTTGAGGATGGTGCGCTGGTTGACTATGACGGAACATTCGAGCTTCCGATGGAAGTGCTCATAGAGCTTCGAGATAATCGTGGTGTCAAAATTGATAAAGCGTTTTATAAATCGCTGGTTTTTCCAGCTAACCCGGAGGAGGTGTGATGGATATTATTTATAACAAAGATAGTTTCGATAATGCTATTGAAGTCGATAACTATCCCTGGGGTTTTAAATTCAAAACTAAAAGAAGGTATTGGATTGAAACTGCCAAGAAAGGAGATCGGTTATGTTTCCAAACTTTAAATCCTAAAACTAACAAATGGTGTAAGCCTAAAAAACGGACTTATGATTCAGTGTTGGTTCTTTACTTTGATGAGAATGATCATGTCAAAACTTACGGATTTCATGCTTACAACAGAAAAGCTGTTTATGAGTTTGAGAAAAAAGTTGATGTTGAAAAACTTAACGATGATCAAAGGAAAAAACTTTGTGAAGCCAAAGCGATTAATCATGTTATGAAAAACGTTAAATTTAGTTTTACTAATGTCACTATGATGAGTGCGGAGGAAAGAGCAGAGCGAGATGAAAAGAATGATCAGAATGAGAAAAGAGTTCTTAATGCGATCAATTCTGTTTATAACGGATGCTTAATCAAAAACGATTTAGTTGGAGAGAAAGCGTGAGTAGGGAGGAGCTCCTGGCATTAGCCAGGGGCATTATTTTGTCAACTAGGAGAAGTAAATGGAAATAGTCGTTGAAGTAAAAGATGTTTATGGGAAGCCTTTGGTTTACCCAGTAAGTGAGGAAGCTTCATTGTTTGCAATGATCGCTGAATCAAAAACATTAACACCAAGAGTTCTGGACATAATCGAAGATCTAGGTTTTAAGATTGTGGAAAGAGGATTTCATTTAACAGAAGCCAGGGAGGCAGTATGAAACATTTGAAATGTAATAATTGTCATTATGAGTTTTTTGAAAAACCAGATACTCACTATCCATTGGTGATGGGTGAAAATTTTGAAGATGGAAGGGTAGCTTTTAGTTCACTAGATCCAGGAGAAGGTGCTTACTGTCCAAGTTGCAACCAGGCTGGTGGTGTCTTAGAATTTAAGCTGGCTTCGCCCTATAGTTTAAATAAGCTGGAATATGATTCAGAGAAAGGAACAGTGTTAAAGGAGGTTATATGATTAAAGTAGGAGATAAGATTAAAACGTCACAGGATTTTCACGAACCATATATTGCAGAGGTTATAAAAATTAAAAAATACCCTCATCCAGATAAACCAGAACCAGAACCAAAACCAAACATGACTTGGTACACATTAACTGGACCAAGAATGTATAGCAGTTTTACTATTTCAGAAGAGGGTTTAAAAGAAATTACAATAAAGGAGGAGAAATGACTACTTATGAAAGAAAAAAAGTTAGATATTTTCAACAATTGGCAGAGTCTTTTGAATCGGCTGCAGCAAACATGGAAGTTCTCGATAAGATTTATAAAGCTTTATTGCATGAGCGAAGTGAAGCTGAAATCAATTTGGCAAATTTACAAAAAGAAGATTATAGGCTGAAAACAGTAGCTGACAATAAAAGAGAAAGAGATCTTTTTTATTTTAGATATAAATCTGAATTTGATCTTGCAGACAAACTTTTGAAATTACATTGGGAGATTGCATGATCAAAGTTAAAGATCCATATAGTGTATTTGGATTCAAGATGCAGCAGATCGAAGTGCTGCTTAATAACTTAAACCATCATATTGATCTGATCAAAGAATCAAGAGATGGCAAAAGTGATGTTCATCTGAGAGCCGTTGCGAGATACTTATTAAGATCTCAGAATGAATTTAAAGGTTTTAAAAAAAGTGCCAATAATTTAAAGGAGGTTAAAGATGGACTTGTGTGAAATTAATGAAGATTTAGTGTACGGCGAGTGGAGAGATTCATTCTCTCATTTACCAAAGAAGATCCAAGATTTTATTCAATCAATGAGTTATCGAGTGTCGAATGCTGAAGCTATTCAAATGGGTGAAGAAGTGAGTGAGTTTGACGATGTAGTTTTTAACTATGTTAAAGCTTTGATCTTTGAGGAAGGTTTAGAAGCTTATGCTGCAATCGATGAAGGATCATCAATGCAAAATACATTTAAGGACGCACGCTCATTTGCAGCAAAGAATCCTTTTGCCGTCCATTTGTGATACAAATAATAGCGTATGATACTAAAAATAGCATATAATAGGAGCCAATATGAATAAAAATACTAACACAAAAGATATGACACATGACCAATGGCTTGAAGCCAGGCGCCATGGAATAGGTGGATCAGACGCTGGTGCGATCCTTGGATTAAGTAAGTGGAAGTCCCCCCTGGATGTTTACCAAGATAAGATTGGTAGCGCAGAAGCTACACCAGATAGCGAAAGGATGTATTGGGGCCGTACCATGGAAGCTATAGTCGCAGATGAATATGAAAAGCGAACTGGTAATAAGGTCCGCCGTAACAACAGGATCCTTAAACATAAGGACCATGATTTTATTCTTGCTAACCTAGATCGTGAGATCGTTGGAAAGAATGGAATCCTAGAGGTTAAGACTTCTGGTTACTCTCCAGATTGGGGAGATTTGGGGACCACTGACATACCAGAATATTACTTGGCCCAGGTTTACCATTACATGGCAGTGACTGATGCTGAGTTTGCTGATGTTGCAGTTCTGATCAATGGCAATGACTTCCGGATCTATCACATACCAAGAGATCAAGAGATTATTGATCACCTGGTAAATGCAGAAGTTAAATTTTGGAATGAGTATGTACTCGCCGGGATTCAACCAGATCCAATTAATCATTCAGATATTAAAAACAGATGGCCACATGACAATGGCAACACTTTGATCTCCAACAATGGAATCACAAAGAAGTGCTCCAGGTTAAGTGGCATTAAAACAAAAATTAAAGATCTCAAAAAGCTTGAAGCTGATACTCAACTTGAGATCCAAAAAGAGATGGCTGATCATTCATTCTTAGAAAATGAAAGTGGCCAACTCCTCGCGACCTGGAAGGAGAGCTCCAGGGTTAGCGTTGACACCAAGCGACTCAAAGAGGATGGCTATTATGAGCAGTATTCGTCTGAATCTTCGAGTCGCACCTTTCGTTTAAAAGTATAGGAGAAATATATGGGAGATAAAAAAGTTAAAAAGCCAGAGCAAGAAACAGGTTTGATCGCAACAATGGCTAAACAATACAACTTAGATCCTGGGACATTTAAAGCCACGATCATGGCTGCAGCAGTTGGAGGTGGTAAATCTATGAACACTTTAGATCTTGCCCAGCTTTTACTGGTAGCAAATGAGTACAACTTAAATCCAGTAACTAAAGAAATATATGCGTTCCCTTCTCGAAATGGTTTGCAGCCTTTAGTGGGAATTGATGGTTGGATCAAGTTAGCTAATAGACACCCCGAGTTTGATGGTATTCAAACAGAAGTTGTCAATGATAAAGATGGAAACATGATTGGTATGACAGCAACTGTTTGGAGAAAAGATAGATCTCATCCAGTAATTGAAACTGAATACCTTTCGGAATGCAGAAAGAATACTGATCTTTGGAAGCGTATGCCAAATCGAATGATGAAGCATAGAGCCAAGGCCCAGGCAATTAGAACAGCGTTTGGTTTTGCCGGTATTTATTTACCAGATGAATTTACTTATGAGGAGAAAGTAGTTGACGCTGTAGTTATAGATCAAGAAGTAAAAGGTGCTGAAGCAATGAAGCAAAAATTAATCAATAAAGGAGAAAAAAATGACGTTAAAAAAAGCGATATTGCAAAAGCTAGTTGAAGCCTGGCCGAATGGTGGTATTACCGCTTTTGATTTTCCAGCTGGGACTTCATTGAGGTCGCGCATATCTGAGTTAAGAAACAAAGATGGCTGGGACATTATGACTGTTGAGGAACCACATATATCTTATGGTCGCAAGGGAACCCATGCTTTATATAAATTAATTAATTACACAGGAGAAAGAGATGCCAAAGTTATATGATCTAGCAGTTTCAACAGGTAAGTACCAGGACCAAACAGGAGCAACAAAAAGCCGATGGAAAAACATTGGTGCAGTTATGCCTGGTAAGGATGGGAGTAAA